GCAGGCTTCGTTCCCGTTCCGGGAGCACAAGCAGGCATCGGCGGTCGGCGTTATTGGGGAACAGATCCCATGGGCATGATCATCGAGGGAAGTCACCGGGGAGGAACGGGTCATTCTGGAGCTGGGAGTAGAATGCGTCCATGGGCTTGGGTTGCTAACCCAGATGGAACTTTATCGTATCTGGGATCACATCCCGGAAGAGCTGGTGATGCTTTTTAGGTTAACTACGAAGATAGAATAGGATATATTACCTAATGGCTTTTAATTCAGATTGGGATGATGACTGGAACACTCATTGGGGCCAACGGTCCCCCGATGGTCCCACTCCGGGGGGCAATCAGGAGTTCTGGTCTCGACAGATGTGGGAGAGGGAGAGGCGACAAGGTCTACCGGACGATCCCGAGGCGATGCCCCCCGTGCCGCCCAGGCAAACTCAGTTCCACAACCCGATAACGGGTGAGCGCTTTGCTAATCCTATACGGACACCGCCTCAGTGGGTGCTTGAAGAAATGCGCGAGAAGGCTAGAAAGAGCATAAAACATAAAACGTTCGTCAACAGCTGGGGTGAGTCTCCCAAGATGGAACCAGGTAGTCGCCCGGGGACCTACGTTACACCACCGGGATACTATGCATGGCAAAATAAGTACCGTCGATTCATGGCGGGCGGAGACGGTGAAGGAAGCCCCGGAGAACCCATGCCCGTTGGGGGCGGGGGAAGACGAGGAAGGCCCGCCGAGACACTCGGGGAACGATGGCGGCGATCACAAAGTAAAAGCACAACTCCTAGGCGGCGATCACAAGGTAAAAGCACAACTCCTACTTCTCAAGATGGAGGTGGGGAACTAACACGGCAGGATGATTACGAACAAAATATGCAGAGGCTTAGAGATTCGCAGCCGTGGCGTTTCGATGAGGATGGTTCATGGAGTACAAGGAGAGATAAATTTCATGCTATTGGCGATCACCTTCGAGAAAAGTATGATCAGAATGGCAACAACAACTCGAAAAACATGACGAAAGGTCCACAAATGTCTTCTCCAATACGTCCACCATCATCGCCGGAGGAATGGAATCGGCGGAAAGAAGCAGAGACCAGGCGGATTAATAGGATGGTCTTCGACTTCACCCCAGAAGAAAAGCGGAAGCTTCAACAACATCAGCGAGCCTTCAACGTCAGAAACCCCTGGTCACAAGACCGCAGCGGCCCCATCAACATGATGATGCATCATCCAAGCAGGGACCAGTACTGGTCGCAGGGAGGGTATCTGGGAATGTTAGAGAGACTCCTGGGTAGAGACTTCGGGAGTGGTCATTGGACCGGCGAGGGGGGCGAGGAGATATCAGCGCCGCCGCGAGCAGGCGGAGGAACCCCGGGAAGCCCCTTATGGATCCAGAACCCCCGCGGTCATCCCTTGCCCCTCAAGGGTGGGGGAAACCGAGGTAGTCGAGGAGGTCAAGGGAGGGCTAAGCGTCGTGACCGTGCTATCCGACCCCCAAGACACAGGAGGGGCGGAGGTCCGGGACAGGGTGGTTCTGATATAGTGGGATTTCGTGGGGCCACGCACGGCGAACCTTGGCGGGGGGGTGGAAACAACCGAAGAAGTCGAGTACTCGGCGGTGGTACCCCTTTTAGGGCGGACGCTGGTGGTGGTTATCAAAAGCCAGGGATTAATCAGGGATCTCCAAGTCAACGAAACCAAACAGGAAGTGGTGGTTTTGACGTTAATGATGTGTTGAACATGGTTGGTGGAGATACCTTCAACGTGGATGATTGGCTCTCGATTCTTAGTGGATACGGTTGATAAATGTGGATAGAAAAGGAAGGAAACCACCTATATCCCCTACCGAAAGATTATCCTGAACTAACCGATGAGGGGCAACGACAAGCACGAGTAAATGCTTGTAGGTTGTGGATAGCAAAGGGACGCAAATCTCACGAAATCGCAGAAGCGTTCGTGGCGGGTATGCGGTTCTTTGATCTCTGGTACTTGTGTCCAAATCACAGTATGGAATTTGATCCTCTCTTCTATGATGACGATCCTCTTACCTCTCCTAATTTCCACTACGACATTCAGAGGATGTGGGCTACCTCCCAGCGAAACATCGTTATCGCACCCCGGGGTTCTGCAAAAAGCTTCCTTGTTCGCAAGTCCTGTCTTTTCCGGATGCTCTCTCGCCCAATGTTCTCCATTCTTTATGCTACCTCTACAAATGACAATGCTAAGGGGACAGGACAGGCACTGAAAGATCAGTTCCAGAATAACCGTCGACTACAAGATGACTGGAACCAGGAGTTCCCGGATAATAGAGTTGTACCGAGGAGGGGTGAGGCCCCCTTCGGGACTGAGTTGATGCACCTAAAGAATGGTTCGTGGCTTCGGTGTATCTCTGCTGAGTCTCGTCAGCGCGGTGGTCGACCTCGACGTTATGTTCTTGACGACCCCGAATATGATCCACGTGCATCTACCAGCATGTCTCTAATTCGACAGTACATGGATAACCTTCTTTTCAAGGTTGTTCTTCCCATGGTTATGCGTTCGGGTTGTGGTGTCGATTGGTTAGCTACTTTTGTTTCCCGTCGACACTATGCATGGCACGCGCTGCAGACACGAGAAGACGCAGCCGGTAAATTTGTGGCACAAGATCCTCGTTTCAACTTGTGGTCTCGTATGATTGTTCGAGCAGCTTATGAGGAGGAGGATGGTAAAGTCGTCTCCTGTTGGCCTGCGATGTGGCCTGCGACAAAGGAAGAGAAGGAAACGTTGCCAGATGCAAAGGACCGAGTTTCACTCGAAGAGATTCGGGAGATTATTGGTACTCCTAACTTTCTTGCAGAGTACATGGCACGGCCTGGTGAGGGCGAGGACATCTTCTTCCCCAACCTTGAGAAGGAACGTCACGGATGGTGGTTGGAAAAGGTAGATACTCATTTCGAAACCAATCCTCGTGAATCAACCACTCTTATGTGTTGGGTTTCAGAGGGAGAAGAAAAACGTGTAGAAGTGAAAGACTTTCTACAGAAGGTTCGTCTCTTCATGACTGTGGATACTTCATATACAGCCACCAAAGACTCTGATTTCAAGGTTGCCTGCTTAATGGGTTGTAACTCGGAAAACGAGTTATTCGTGTTGGATATCTGGAGTAAGCAATGCCAAGAGCAAGACTTAGTAAAGCAATGTTTCAAGATGGCTGATAAGTGGAAATGTCAGACAATCCACCCTGAAGTCATAAAGCAGGGGCTTAGTCTCTATTACAGTCTAGATTCCATCGTTAAGACTCGGGCCTCAGATATGACAGGAGTTACACATCTTCCTGGTATCAAGAAGCTTCATCCTGGACAACTAGATAAATCCGGCAAGATTGCTGCTCTTTCTCTTCGTTTTGAGCATGGCAAAATAAAGATGCCACTTTGGAATAGGAGGATGCCAGAGTGGTCTCGCCTATTCGACCAGATTGAGCAGTTCAATCCCGATGCTGCAGACGGGGGTTTGCAGCACGATGACGAGATAGATTGTGTCTCGATGTCCCAATTCGTGCTCAAGGGCCGTTTGCAGGCTCACCTAATGAGGAAGGAGGAGACGAAAACTCCTCTCCAACTTATTCAAGCAGGTAACTTTGAGGATAAGGAAGGAATCCCCCATGCCCACCGCTTAGATCTTTCCAAGATCCCGGCGGTGGATATCATTGAACTACTAGATTTACAAGCTAAAGGAGATGATAGTGGAATATCAAAGGTCTAAAGAAACCCATGAAAATGATACTTCTGGATTCATAGGATTCGATCCTAAGCACTCTGCTGTTGTGCCTCTCCCTTTTTTAGATAAACTACTAAAGTGTTACTATGGTACGGGCCCCCGAGACGGTGAAAACCCCGGGGATACTTTTGTACCCTCTTCCCCTGCAGTAGAGATTCCAGGATCAAAGACCCAAGATGAAATCGATTTTAGAGACACTTTCATCAAAAGTACATTGCCTCAAGGGTATACCCCAAAAGGGGCTGCTAGAAGAAAACTCGATAGGGTTGCTGTTGCCAGGAGTGAAAACAAGAATAGAGACGGAAACCTTAACTGACCGGATAACTCCTGATGTCTGAGACAATCAAACTACCTAAAAACAAAGCAGCATTAGCTCGTGTCATAGATCAACATGCGGAGCGTGAGGAATCCCGTTTACAGTATCGTAGAACAACATGGCTACTCTCATGGTATTACCTTAATGGTGCGCGTCGTTTCGACGTATTTGATCCTGAGATGGGCACAATCCGTCCTCATTACTTAGATGAAGATGGACAAATGGAATTTCAATCCCAAGAGCTCATGTCCGCAATTGATAAGGTATCTGCTCGTCTTTCATCTATGGATATAACCCCTCTTGTTCGACGGGAGGGCACAAGTCTACAAGGGATGAGGGAACGATCTGTTGCTCAAATCCTTCTTGATTCTGTCGTAAGTAAGGATCATGTAGACAGTATTGCTACCCAATTCGCACATGTCTTTACTGCCTTGGGCTCCTGTGGAATAGCTGGTCACATCAAAGATGATCCAAGTGTTGGATTGGTTTCGGATCTAGAAATCATCCACCCCCGAGAACTCTTTCCCTTCCCCTCTCTTGGGACAGATTACACGAAAACCCAAGGTCTTATGAGGCAAAGATCTGTCCCTCTTTCTTACCTGAAGGAAACCTTTGGTAAGAAGGTAAGTGCCAACCTAGATAAGATGGAGTATTGGGAGCAGCAAATTGGTGAAGGACTCCGAACAGAGGCAGATCTCGAGTTTGGGGGTGGACATGTTGAATACAAGGATGATTCCAGTCTTCCCGGATCTGGTTCTGAGGATAAGGTTCCCGAGTCTATGGGTGTCGCTAAAATCCGAGAGGTGTGGCTTTATGGTGCAGGGGAGATGGTTAGTCGATATGTTGTAACATCGGGCGATTACGTACTCCTCGATGAGTCCTATGAAGGGCTCGAAGTGTATTGCCCAATTGGATTCGCTCGCTTCATGGAAAACGGAACCTTTCATGGGGCGGGCCTATTCGATCTTCTCTTCTCCATCTCCCGAGAGATGGAACGACTTCTGAAGTCTCTTTTCAACAACATCCGTGATATTGACCGATATGGTGTCCTTGTTCTCCCTCAGGGACAATTCAACGAACGAGCCCTACTCCGTGATGTGGGCAAGGGTCTTCGTGTGCTCCCTTACGATCCAGATCCAATCTCCGAGGGATTCAGACCTTTCTCGATTCAACCCCACAACACTGGGGATATTCCCGGTAAAGTTGCAAGCTTAGCTAAACAACTCATGGACGGTATCAATCCGGTGCGAGACCTTATCGAGGAAAAGGGCCGGATCGATTCTGCTTCCGGTCTCAACTTCCTGGACGAAGAAATCAACAAGTCTATGACTACCCCCACTCGTGGGATGGAGCGAGCCTTTAGTCAATGCTACAGAGCCTCCCTTTCTGCTATATCTAGATCAGTCTCTGTTCAGCCCCGAGAGATTCCTGTGGCTAACCTCACTCTCAATCTTGCGGGTGCGATCATCAACCCGGAAACGGGGACAGTTTCTTTCGAGTCAAATCCAGTACCCTCCCTGCAAAATCTTCGGCTAGGTATCAAAGAGATCAATCCCAAATCAACGTCAGCCCGTAAGGCTGAAGCAGTAGAACTACTACAAATGGGCCTCTCTGATCCTGCCTCCTTCAAGCTCTATGCTCTACGCGAAGGTATCGATTACGCATTATGGATGGAGGAAGAGAAAGCAGCATACGAATCTGTGGTTCGTAACTGTCTTATCCTCTATGGGAACGGGGAGACCCCGGGGGAGATCGTTCTAACCCCACACACAGCCATGCCTGAGTTCCAACTTAGAGTTCTTACTTCCTTCTTAGCGTCTCCTTCGATGCTGTTGTCTACCCCTGAAGTTCAAGATGAGTTTATGAAATATCGTCAGTTCCTATTCGACGCTATGGGATTGACACTTCCCGAGGCGGTTCCCAATCCTGATGACATGGCGATTCTTGTTCAAGCCGAACGCGCCGCTATGGAACGAGAGCAGGAGTTGTCAATGCGTGAAGAGGAAGCTATGATGGAAGAAGAAGCAATGGCAGGTGAAACCCAGTCTAACGCTCAGAGTGCTTAAACCCCAACAAGGAAAGGATACCTCCTATGGATACTGCCCCAGAAACCCCAACCACTGAACAACCTCCCACCCCCACGGAGTCTCCTCAAGAGACTCCTCAACAGTCCCCCACACTAAATCTCGACTCCACAGTTCAAGTGGGGGGAGAAAATATTACGGTTGGGGATCTTGTTGAAAAAGCAAAGCGTGGTGCGATGGCCGAAGAATATAGTGGTTATGCATCTGTTTTGATGCGTCCTGATGCGTCTCCCGAGGACCGAGAGGCCTCACTTCGTTACTTGATGCACGCGGAAGGTTACAACCCTCAACAAATAGATGAGTATATGGATGCAGTAAATAATGCTCAACAAGGAGGAGAAGGTGGATATGATGAGGAGGACGTTATGGAACAAAACGACCAGTCCGACCAATTTATGCAATATCAGAATGATATGCATCAACGTCTCAAGAATGTTGAACAGAAGCAAAGTCAAGTTGGGGTTGATTTCCTCAAAACACAACTTAACACTGCAGTAAACAACGCAATGGAGACTAACTCTTCCATCCAGACTCTTATTAAGAAGAGTCAGCAACTTAATGGAGAAGAGGGATCTTCAGATCGTATTGGAAGCATTCGAAAACAACTAGAAACTGAGATCATTGACAATCTTCGTTCTCGAAAAAGTCGAGGAGAAAGTTTCAATGTTTCGTGGTTTAATGATGCAGCGAACAACGCTGCTGGTACTATCTACAACAGAATCAGGTCGGTCATCGGTGATCCCGACAAAATCGGGCGTTCACCGGAAACAGCATCAGAGACTGAAATGATGTTCTCAAACCGTCAACCGGTGGCAGAACCTACATACGAAGCGGGTGATTCAGTTGGCTCAATCGACTCAAAGGTGAGAGATTGGAATACTGACGCTCTTTCTCGTTTGGCTATGGACCTGTCATCGGGAGATGAAACTAAGATTTGACTTAAACAGGAGGCACTAAAATGCCTGTCTTTTCCCCCGCGGGAGCCCTGTTTGACAAGCATGCCGACCGAATTGAAGAGGTCATCAATAAGAACATTGATGTCTTCCTCCCTGGTCTTGATCCTGTGTGGCGTGACACCGTTGTTACTTCACAAGGTGTTGGCCCTGCCGATGCTATTGGTCGAGACATGAAGATCCTCAAAATCTTCATGGGTTCGATGGCCGGTGTGCTTGAACAAGGTAAACCCCGAGCAGATGTCGCCCTCTATGGTGACGACACTACGGACATTGGTACTCGTATGTACCTGCAGTCCCTCGCTCAAACGTGGCCTGATCCTCTTGAAGGCCCAAACCCATCTCCATACCGTCTTGGTATCGGTATGCGGTCAATGATGTCCAACATCATGTTCACCCTTGGTGAGCTCCAGGCCGAAGCAGTTCCTGCCTTTATTGGTCAGGTGATTGCACCTAAACTTGAGGGTTTCGCGAAGAATATCGCTCATACCCTCTGCAACTACTGGTATATCAACCAGAATGACACGTACAAGCTTGGCACGATTGCCACGATTACTCAGACTGATGGTACCGCAGTAGAAGCAGGTGACACTGAAGTCCGTGTAACTATTGATGAGTTGACTTATGATCGATTCTATGTCGGTCAGCGTCTTGACATCCTCGACTCGGCTGCTGGCTTCCGTCGTAATGACTCGGCTGCTGACGATTCGCAGACCTCGTCCACACGACTTAAGGTCTTCGTCTCCAAGATCGATGAGCTCAAGGGCTATGTCTATCTTGTCTCGGATACTACTCCCTTCCACACTGGTGGTGCTGCTAATTCTACCAGTGCAGATGGTGACTTGCTCGTCTACGCTGGTTCCCACGATCTCGGTGCTGCGACTCCGGTCGCCGCCACTGGCATCGCTGGTATCAACAGTTGGTTGAAGGGTGGTTCTGGTTCTAATGACAACTACTTGCTTGGTGCCGAACGTGACACTAGCAATGTGATTGACGTTACCGCCCATCCCGAGTTCAAGTCCTTCACGAAGGGCTCGGTCGGGACGCTTACTGAGCACAAGATGCGTCAGTATCTCCGTCGCTTCCACAACGCCAAGAACAAGCATGGTCAGTACATTGACTGCCTCATTGCTTCGGATGGTGTGTGGCTGGCGTATGAAGCCACCAAGATCGGTCGCGAGCGACTGGATCGAACCGGTAAACTCTCGAGCATTAGTTCTGAGGGTTCGCAGGAAGGCTTCAACTTCACGATGGACGGTCGTTCCTACAAAGGTTATACCTCCACGTATGTCGAAGACGGCACCGTCTATGGCATCCGTAAGGGTGGAAATAACTGGAAGCGGTACGTTCCCCCCACTCCCTCTGGTTACAAGAAGTTTGATAAGGCTGACGGGTTCATCCCCTTCAACTTTATCGCTTCGGCCCTCACGGGTACTGGGACCAACAAGTTGCCGATTTACAGCACTTCCGGTGCTAACAATCTGGTGACGGAAGGTGTCCAGATGCCTGGAGTACTGCGGATGCAGCTCGTTCCCGAGCAACCCGCTGGTATGAAGCTGACTGGTGTAACTACGGATCAGCAGTGGAGTGACTATTGATCCCCCTAGGTTGATCTTTGTGATCCTCCTTCCTCCTTGGGCGGGGTCCCCTTTCGGGGGGGCTCCGTCTTTTTTTTGTTCTTTTGTTGGGTAGAATGCTTCTATGTCTAAGATGGATAAATTTAAGGATTTCAAGAAGAACCCCAAGGTTTACTTCGAAAGTCAACGAGGTGAGCGGTGGAAGTATCTAGAGAGAGTTATTCGACGGATCGACTCAGAGGAACGTTGGATCCAGTGTGACGATGATCCAATGCAACTAATCTCTGGAACAGCCCAACAAACCTTAACTCGGCAGAATGTAACGGAAGTTAAGACTGTAGCCTCGGGACTTGTATACGAAGCAGCTACTTGGACCCAAAAAGTAG